GGTCAATCACGCGGAAGCACGGCGCGTCGGTAATGTCCGTTCCCGGTACCGCCGCAATCGGCCCGCCAATAGCCCGCCAATAGCGCGTATATGCTTCCCAAGGCGTCACGCGGCTATTCCAGCGCCGTTGTTGATGGCCCCCTGAAGAACGTTCGCCTGCGCAGTCATGAGGTCCGTCCCTGCTTTCGCGCGGGAAGCCTCAGCACTGGCGATATTGCGTTCCGTCTCGGAGTCCGTCTTCCTGATTTGTGCGATTGCATCCTGGAGCATGATCTGCTTCTGCGCTTCCGCTTCCTGTTCGGCCTGCGGATTGGGCGGCGGCTGCTTCATCTTCTGGATGATTTCGAGAATCTTGTCCTTGTCACGCAGCGAGGACGCCGTAACCAGCACCTCAAGCGCTTCAGGCGGGAGCTGCGTCATGGCAGGCATCATCTTCGACAGCGTGTCGAACTGCTCTGCGGCAACCGTTGGCGTGTCCATGCCCTCATCGATGGTAATATCAACATCGAGTTCGGCAACCGGGTTCTGAACCTCGACAACCTGCTGCGCCATCGGATCTTGCGCGAGCAACTGAAGCTTGCCTTCAGCCTGCGGGTCGTCCTTCAGCTTTTCCTTTGCCATGTCCAACATGGTCTTGGGCTGATTGAGCCCCACAAACTTCAGGTTGCGTTCGTCATCGGTAACACGAATCCAGCGCGGGCCATCCCAATACTGGCGGATGCGTGCCCACACCGAGCGATAGACCTGCAACGACAACTGGCGCAGACAATCCATGATGTTCGCGACTTCGACCATGCCGCCTTGCTGCTGTGCCAGCAGAGCCTTGCCCGAAGACGCGTTCTCATTCTTGCCCGACAGCGCCGCATTCGGCCCGAGCAGGTCAATCTCAGCCTTGGCTTCCTGCAACATCTGGAAATTGGCCGCAGCCATATCGCCAGTCTGTAGAATCTCGACCTCGCCCGCGTCGGCAATGATGACGCCATCAGGCTTGGCAAGCTCGCGCTTGGCCGCGGCGGGGTTGAGCCCGGCACTACGGCTAATCCGCGTCTGCCGCGAATTGATGAGGTGCAGCCCCTTCGAACGGCGCTTGTTAACCTCATCCTGCGGCGAGATCATCGCGCGCACTTCGCCATAGCGATTATTGTCGCGGTCTACATACAGCGAGCGCGCCTTGATCGGGCACTCAGGCTTGCCGTCCTCGTCGTGATAAGGCGACGGTGCAGGCTCTTCTAGATAGCCAGCGCGCGTAAACACGCAGCGATACCATTCGCCCTTCTCAAGGTAATACTCTTCGATGACCCGAACGCGCTTGCGCTTGTAATCGGCCCACATGCTATCTTTGGGCCGGTCATCGTAAGTCTGCGTATCCTGCGCCTGCGCTAGCGTCGTTTCGATATACTCTTCGCCGTCAGGGAACTTCCGCAGCGCGTCCTCGACATCGAGCCACGTCACAATCCCGAGATAGGCAGCATCCGAAAAGTCGGCCTTGCGGCTGTAGGGGTCGTGCCAAAAGCGGTCCCACGGGATATTGCGCAAGTCCGGGTCGATACCGTTGCGGGTGTTCTTCGCACCGACGAATACAGCGCCAGTCCCCTCGACCAGCAGCGTTTCGAACGCCTCCGAGCGCACTACGTCCCAATCGGTATCATCACACACATAGCGCAGAGCATCCGTGACAGCCTGCGACGAACCATCATCGCCCGGCGTGCGCGGAAATGCCTTCGGGTCTTTGCGCGTCTGGGCTTCCATGCCCTTCAGGTAGTTGACCTTGCGCTGGATGCGGTTGAACGTGACGACAGGCTGCCCACGCTTGCGCATGGCTTCCTCTTCGGCAGAGGTCCATTGCTTGCCATCGGTATAGTCGCGGTCGCGCTCTGCCTTTTCACGGGCCGGGCGGCTTGATTCCTCTGCCTCTTCAAAGCGGCGGACGTGTAGCGTGACGCCGGCAATATCATCAGACATCAGCAAGCCACCTCTTGAGCGCGTCAAGGCGATTGACACCGCGCGCCGCAAACATCTTGTTGCGTTTCGGGGCGCGGATCATGACGGCAACCCCGTCAGCATTCGTAGCCACATGGATTATTCTCGGATCGAGCGCGCGAATCAGATCGTTTTCCAATCCGCTTCCTCCGTCTCTTTGAATGCGCGGTCCCAACGGTCGCGCGGCTTGTCGTCTCGTGTCTCAGCAATCATCGCGGGGTGCGCCTGATCCAGCGCCCGCCCAATGAGCGATGCGGTGTCAACGTCGTCATCATGCTTACCGGCAGGGAACACCAGAAACTCACTCAGGTCCGCGCCGCGTTCGAAATAGACCCGGCCAGATGCAGCCCAAGCCTGAAATGATCTCGCCCGCGTCGGCTTGTCCGATACGCTCGACAGCCATTCCAATCGGCAATACACCTTGCGGTCCTGCATCCGGCGCTTCAGCATCGGCTCAATAGCCTTCTGAATCACGCCGCCTTCACCGAACCATGCAAGGGGTTTGTACTTCGCAATCAGATCCAGCTTGCGCTCTATCCACACGTCAGAGGTGGACTGACCCCGCCATCCATCGACGCGGTAGATTGCCCCCGAAGCATCGATTCCCCAGATGCGGTGAACGGTATAATCCCCGCCGCCGTCCGTAACCGCGTAATCGCTTGTCCCGTAATATCGGAGCGCGGGTAGATTTTCCCACTCCTTGAACCACTCCCTTCGAAAGAAGGTGCCTTCATCGGGCTGCGGCTTCTGCTGATACAGCGCAGACCATTCACGCGGGCCGATAGTGTCCCGTATTCTCTCCAGCGTCGGTACGTCATACCATGCAGGCCAGAGCGCCTTACCCTCACTCAGCGCAGGAAGCTCCAGCACGTCCCACTGGTCGCCTTCAGCCTCAAGCAGACGCCCGGCCAAATCGTCTTCATGCCAGCGTGTCTGGATCAGCACCACAGCACCACCAGGCATCAAGCGTGTAAACAGCGTGGAGCGATACCAATCCCACACCAGATCACGCCTGCGCTGGCTGTCAGCTTCCTCGCGGTCCTTGAACGGGTCGTCTATCAGCGCAATATCAGCGCCGCGCCCTGTAATCGCAGTGCCAACACCAGCAGCAACATATGCGCCGCCCTTGTTGGTATTCATCCGGTTCGCCGCTGCGCTATCCACAGCAAGCGACACATCGGGGAAGACCTGCCCGAACTCAGGCGAGCCGACAATGTTACGAACATTCCGCCCGAAGTCCGAAGCCAAATCGCTGTTGTAGCTCGCCGCGATAATCTGGCGATGTGCGTTGCGACCAAGACACCAAGCGGGAAAGCGCTTCGAGGCCAACTCAGACTTACCATGACGCGGCGGCATGAATATCATGAGCCGGTCAATCTTGCCCGATTCTACCGCTTCAAGCTTCGCCGCAATCTTCTCGTGATGCTCTGCGCGATAGTAGACCGGGTTTGTGTATTCAGTGAACCGAAGAAGAGACCGGCTCGCCAGCGTCGCCCGCACGTCGTTCAGACTTGGCAAGGATGGCTTCAAGCTGCTCAAGTTCTCCGGTGGAGAGGCTGCTAAGGTCATGCTTGTGCGTCACCGTCGTTTCATTCTTGACGGTCATCTTGTCGCTGTAGCGCTGTGACCATTTGCCAATAAGGCGGATGCGCGTCTCAACCATGATGCGCTTGTTCGCGGGATCAATCGTCGTGTCGTCCGCAATGTCGATGCACTGGTCCGCCATCGCGTCACAGCCAAGTTCGCGCGCGTGCGTGGATTGCGCCAAAGCCTGCTCATCTTTAAGCAGCCATCGCCTTACACTGCTTTCAGCCAAGCCTAATTCGCGACAGATGCGCCGCAGTGAATTGCCCTCAGATAGAGCTACACAGATATGCTCTAGTTCTTCAGGCGAGAGAGGCATCGTTAAGCCGTCTTGCCCGCAATCTTGTGACCGGCAGTCACTTCGATGTCGATGACAGCGCCAGCAGCCATGTAGATGCTCGTGGCCGCAGCAGTGGGATTGCTGTCTCCTACCTGTACGCGAGCAGCCTCAGTTGCTTCAATGCGTGCGATAGTAGCACCAGCGGGAATAGCGCCAGACTGTGCGGACGTTCCAGTCAGTGAGCGGGTCTCAGCGACGATGAAGCCGCTATAGACCTGAGTGCCGCGCTTTCCGCGTCCTGTGAAATAGCTAATTTCGAGAGCCATCGTTGTTCTTCCTCATTGGAATATAACCCGACGCTACAAGCGTTCGCCTCCGGGAGAGGAAAGGCTATTCGCGAGCGTCGGGACCGTGCTTGCGCGCGGGTTCGAAAATGGAGCGGCAGCGGGAATCGAACCCAGCGCGTAAATAAGCACCGCGACGCCGATCGGACGCAGCAGGAACCTTACCGCCTGCACCCACATTACCGGTCATGACTCCGGATGCTGCGCGTACCGCATAAAAAAACCCGCCGGGTCCATTGCTGGAAAGTCCGACGGGCAATTAATGAAAAGGGCGGCCCCCGCAATACGCAGTGACCGCCCTATAAGCCCGATGCCGAAGCAGAGCGGGAACAAGTAACCCCCCGGTGTTGCGCGATGACTAAGCGTGGGGGTGTTGTTTACGTCAGCGCCGCATGGGCGCAATTCCAACAATTAGCAATTCCCATACAGCAAAGATAATAACCTGTCAAGCATCTATTTGGGAATTATATAGATGACTCCCGAGGTCATTAGTCATCCGCCTCGACCTTCTTGCGCTGGCGCTTCACGCGGCGCTCTGTTCGTTTGGCCCACTCGCCCTTGTCCTTTGGGCGGTAGGCTAGAACGCGGTCTGTCACGGCGTCGAGGATCGCTCGGATTGCGTCACTCATGCGATCAGTTCCTTGTAGGTGAGGCGCTGGCCGATGGCGGCAGCGAACATGCGGTCGAGGCGGTGCAGGGTGTGGTTCCTCACGTCACCGTCCCCGAGGCGAAAAGCAAACTCGCCGACATAGCGATGCAGGTGCTTGGGCGAGGCATGGTGATAGACGCCGTGCAGCCCGCGCTTGAGCAGCGCGAACACGCTCTCGATGCCGTTCGTGGTCACATCGCCGCGCACATACTCGCCAGCACCGTGGTTGATGGTTTCGTGCCGATAGAGCAGCCCGCCCACGCGATTGTAGATGCCGCTTTCGTCGGTGTGAACCGTCGAGCCGACTTGAACATGGCGGTGAGTGAAGCCGACAGCATTGCGCCCGGTGACGCTGGCGCGAACCTCTGCCTTAACGCGTCCGCTCTGGCGCTCACGACCGGCGATAACGGCAGTCTTGCCGACGCCTCCACGGCCAAGGTTCAACCGCTTGCTTTCGTGCTTCGCAGCCTCTTTTCCGCCGATGTAGGCTTCGTCAATTTCCACGATGCCTGCCAGTTCGGTAGGGTCGTTGCCGCAAGCCTCGCGGAGCCGTTGGAGCATGAACCACGCGGTTTTCTGCGTGACGCCGATCTGCGCGTGAAGCTGGACGCTGCTGATGCCCTTGCGCGCGGTGACGAGCAGGTACATGGCGTAGAGCCATTTGTGCAGCGGCACCTTGGACCGCTCAAAGATGGTGCCCGTGCGGATCGTGAAATCGAGCAGACAGGCGTTGCAACGATAGAAGCCGCCCTTGCGGACGCCAATGCGCTTCGCCTCGCCGCAAGCGGGGCAGGTGGCCCCGTCAGGCCAGCGCCGCGCCTCGAAATAGACGCGGGCGCTTTCCTGATCGGGGAACATGCGGAACAGCTCGAATGTGCTGATGGTGGATTTACTCATCGCGCATCCAATCTTCCAACTCATCTTCCGCGTCAGTGGCGTAAGCACCGTGGCCCTCGCATTTTGGGCACGTGGTTTCATAAAGACCCGACCCAAGGCGCGGCTCGCGCGTCAGTAGCCAGCCTTCGCCACGGCACCGTTCACACTCAACATCAACGATCATGCGTCGTCCCCCGGATGATAGCTTTCACCGCGGGCCAGTTCGTCGAGCGAAAGCCCGTGGTAGGTTGGGTCTTTTGGACCTACGCGTTCGTTCAGATGGTCCGCGATCCGCTTGAGGCTAATCGCGATCGACATAGCAGCCGCTTCAAGAGGCGTTTGCACATCACGGCTCTCAGGCTCGTATTTACCTTCCAATGGGTGTGGATGAGGGGTCATTGCGCCTCTCCCGATCAGGCGAAAGTGAAGTCACGTTCGCGGAACTGGTGGCCGAACCAGCGCGGGGCAGGGTTGCTGCCTGTGAGGTCCGCGAACAGCGCGTATTCCGCGTTGCCGTTCGCATCGAAGCGGAAACAACGGTCGGACGGCTTGCGCTCGTCCGTCCCGTTGTCCTCGATGAACACGCCGTTGGCGAGGGTGGAAAACTTAAC